AGCCGCGGCCGTCGCCGATCCACTTGCAGGTGCAGTACGCCTCCCAGTTCTCGTAGAAATCAGGGGCGTCCACGAGCCCCAGGTCCACGCACTCTTCGAGCCACAGCGCGTAAATCGGGGAGAGCCAGCCGTCGGCCAGCCACTTGCGGCGGCCGCGGAAGAAACGCCAGGCTTCGAGCAGCGCCGCGCGCGCGGAGGAGTAGTTGGTCTCGCTGAAGTCGAGCATCAGCAGCTCGTACGGGATGTGCAGCCCCGTCGCGATGTGCCGGAAGAGCGACTTGACGAAGGCCTCGAAGCTGTTGGAAGGCCGGCCGGGGGAGTAGGTGCCAACCTTGGTCCCGAGGGGCACGTTGACGATCTGCGCGCCCTGGAATTCCATCCGCGAGCCGTCGCGGTTGGCAAGGCCGGCCTGATATTGCTTGAGCGCGTCCGGATTGGAGCTGAGCAGTTCGAGAACCCGGTCCTGGTCGAGCGAGGACTCGACCACCATCGCGACCATGGCGTTGACGAGCATCGCCTTCAGCTCCGCGCCCGTCACGTCGGTCAGCATCTTGAACTGCCGCATGCCGGAGGTGAGCGAGGGCTTGCCGCGGGACTGCGCCGGGCGGTCGATGTTCTGCGGAACGTGGAGCACGCGCCGGCGTCCCCACGCGGTCATCGCGGGGATGCGTTCCCACTTGTAGAGGCCTTCGTTGACGGACCAGTAGGAGCTGTAGCGGGCGTCGCCGGGGTGCGCCTTCCGGATGTTGTAGACGAGCGGCCTGCCGTAATCGTCCATGTCGATCCCGCCGCGCCGCCGGTCGGTGTCCGGGCCATCGTCGGGATTGGACAGCCGGTCGGGCTCGATCAACTGCAGGCAGGTCGAGAAGCGGTTGCCGCGGCCGGGCAGCCACAGCGGGAGGGCGAGCGCCGCGCCGTTCAGAAACGCGGAGTTGAAGCCCTGCACCGTGAGCGCGTCGCCGTTGCACTTGTGGGCGACGTCCACGGCGCAATTCGTCCACCAGGTCCGCCACCACGACTCGACGTTGTTGCCCCACTCCTCCGCCCACTCGCGGTCCTTCTTGAGCAGGCGCCAGTCGGGCTTCGCGGAGAGCCGCAGCCCGCAGCCGATGATGTTGTCCTGGTAGCGCTGGCGCGCGCCGTCGGCAACGCCGTTGTTGCGCGTGAGGTCGCGCGATCGGGAAACGATGCGCCCGAGCTCGGGCAGGAGATCGGAATCCGCGGACCCGATGGTCGGATCCCAGCGACGCAGGTCGTTGGAGAGCGAGCCGGCGGAATAGGCATTCGCGCCGACGCGCGGCAAGGGCCGGCCGGATGCGTCCAGTAATCGGACCTGGTTTGCCATGCTCATCCTGGGAGATCAACCGATATGGCCTGGCGGCGGGTGCCGGTCGTGGCTCCGCCGAGCGCGGCGATCTGATATTTGAGGTCCTCGATGTAGCCGGATAGCATCGTCAGCCCGGTCACCGAATTTGCATACCGGACGCGCATGTCACCATGCTCCACCTCCTCCTCCGAGCTTCCGGTGAGGAGCTTGTGGTAGGCCAGCTCGGCTTCGAGCAGGCGCGTTTGCAGGGTGGCGAGGTCGGCCATTCGGGTCCCTAATACGGCGTTGTCGAGTCACTCTGCGTGTGCGCGCCACCGCCCACGTTCAACTGCGCGAGGAGTGGATCCAGTGTCCTGGGTCGCGGAGCCGCCGGCCCCGCAGCCGTTTTCTCCGGCTGCGGGGGGAGGCGTGCTGCGGCGGGCTGGGGTGTATCTCGCTGCGCCGGCGCCTGGACGGGCGCCGGTTGTTCTCCGCGTTCTCCACGATTCGCGCGGCCGATCAGGTCGGGCTGGCGCAGGCGCTCCTCGATAGCGAACCACTGCGCCTCGGTCATGAGGTTGATCTTCAGGCTGCGCGATGCGTGCAGCGCGTAGACTTCGCAGTCGAGCGCCTCGTTGCGCACGCCCGGCTTGACGTCCCAGAACAGCTTGTTGCGCCGGTAGCCTTTCCGCGGGGCCTTGATTTCCGAGGTGATCTGCTTGTAGTAATCGCCGCGGATCTCGCGATACCAGTGCATGCGGCCGGCGCCCCGGCCGGTGATCAGGTTGCCGTGATCGTCCTTCTCGCTCAGCCGGAGCTTGCCCCCGTGCTCGCCGAACCCGATGATCAGGTCCTTGGCCTTTTCGGTCCCCACCAGGTAGACGTGGAGCCCGTATTTCGAGGCCTTGGTCTTGCGCGCCGGATCGATGGGCCGTGGGACGCGGTAAATTTCGCCGGTTTCCACACCGCGAATCGCCATGACTCCGCGATGGCGATGCTTGCGGCAGAACGCATAGACGGCGTCGGAAGTGTTGCCGTCGGCGCTGTCGATCGAGGCGGCCTCGACGTAAAGCTCCTCGCCGCTCGCGTGGCGGTACGGCCGGAACAGGAACCGCTCGAGCTCCGTCCACGAGGGATCGTTTTGATCGACGGGATTGCCGTGGATCTCGCCCCAGTACACTCGCCAGGACTCTTCGCCGCGACCCCAAGCCACGACCACGAGCGCGATCCGGTCTCCCTGGACGTCGGCACCGATCGTGAGACGGAGCCCGCCCCACGGCACGGTCAGCTCCGCGTAGTCCTCGCAGCGGGCTTCCAGCTCCTCGACCTTCGGCGCCGGCGACTTGTACTTGAACGGCAGGCCGAGCTGGTTGTTGTAGAACAGCATCAGGCCGGTGAGGTCGCCGGACCGCGCCTTGTAGTCGGCCTCGAGGCGCTTCTCGGCAAGCACTCGCAGCGAGGCCTGCGGCGCGCAGCTCATCAGGTCGCTGATGTAGAAGCCGGCCAGCTCGGAACGCGGAGCGGTCGGAATCCAGCCGTAGCCGGGGACTCCCTGGCGCTGAAGATCCCACGCGCGGCGCACGTTCAGCACCCGTTCCTGATTCGTCCACGTGGCGTGGCAGTGCGGGCAAACGAGGAACGCCTTCTCCGGCACCGCCTTGCCAAAAATCGGGTGGTTGCGCGTCTCGTCTTCAGGCCACTTGACGTGGTCCCAGGCCTGGCCGTCGAGCGGCAGGGTTTTGTCGCAGTGATGGCACGCGACAAACCATTTCCGCTTGTCCGTCAGGTCCATCTCGAAAGCGATGGACGACAGATCCTCGATGGTGGGTGATCCACCCATGATCGAGAACGTGTCGAAGAACCACTTGAGCCGTTCGAGCAGCAGCTTCACCGAGCTGCCCTGGTTGCGTACGTCCCGGTCGCACTCGTCCGGTTCCTCCACAAATCCATAGCGCGCCGAGGAGGATTTCACCTCGTCCGCGGAATGCGAGTGCACGAACTTGAGCCAGCCGCCGGGGAACAGCTTGAACGTCTGGGTGATTCCCTTTTCCCGGCTGGTCAGCGGGACCTTCGCCTGCAACCGCGGTGTGGAGTTCACCATCGGCTCGAAGCGCTCGAGGTTGAACTCCTTCGCCTTCTTCTCCTTCGGGAAGAGCACAATGATGGGCGCCGCCATCATGTCGATGATGAAGCCCAGGAGCGTGGCAAGGGTCTCCGACCACCCGGCCTGCGAGCTCTTCATGCACCGGATGCCCTTCAGGCCCGGCTCGAAGAACGCGTCGAGGACGCCCTGCATGTACGGGAACATCGTCCACGTCCACTTGCCCGAGATCTCGGCCGTCATGCCGGCCAGACCGCGGTGCTCCTCCGCCCATTTAGACGGGGGGATTTTGGGCGGCGGAATCAGCCTCCGCCACACCTCCTGGAGGAGATTCCACAGGGTGCTGCCCGATGCTGGCGATTCTCCGGAGGAAATCATCGGCATCGGCCTTCGATACTTTGTTGAGCAGCTCCTGGAGCTGGCGGTGCATCTCCGCACCGTCGACGCCGAGGCGTTGCAGGAACTCCTCGTCTTCTTTCTTCAGCACGGCCCGCTTGCCCTCGACGCCTGGCACGGATTCCAGCGCGGTGGCCAGACGGGAATGACGGCTGAGCTGGTAGGCCGCAGCCGACATCACGCGCCCCGTCCAGGTGGGCTCCACGTCAATAGCCGAAACCAGGACCTTCCGTTCCTTCGCG